AAGACACTAACGAAGCAACTGACGAAGAAGTTGATGAATCTTCAAAAGACGAAGAAGTCGACGAAGCAAAAGACGAAGAAACAGATGAGTCTAAAGACGAAAACGTTGACGAAGCAAAAGACGAAGAAGTTGACGAAGCATCAAAAGATGAAAACGTTGACGAAAACTTTGCAGAAATTACACCAGAAGCAGAAGACGACATGGGCGGTGATCCAGCAGACGATATGATGGCTGACATCGAAGGTGGCGACGATGCAGAAGGCGACGACAACGGTGATGACGAAGATATGGAAGACCGTGTTGTTGATTTAGAAGATGCACTTGACGACCTTAAAGCAGAATTTGAAAAAATGATGGGCGATAAGGAAGAAGGTGACGATGAAGATTCTGAGGAAGCACCAATGGACGACATGGGTGACGACGAAGAAAAGGAAGAGGAAGCATTTGCTCCTGAATCCGATCTTAGCGTAGCAGACGAAGTACCAGCATTTGAAGGTACTAAATCTAACACTGAGCAAATGAGAGAGTATGTTGAAAAAATTGCTGAGCCAAAAGGCGAAGACAATAAAGCAAAATCTCCAGTTGCTGGTGCAAATAACATGGGCGGAACAACTGCTAATATTGCAAAAGGTTCATCAGAAGAAAAAGGTGGTACTGTAAGTGCTCCTAAAACTGAAGATGGCGGCAATGTTAACGTTCCAGGTGGTAAAGCATCTAAGTCAATGTCAAACGCTAAAGGCCATGGCGCAGAGAAAAAAGGCGCAGGCGAAACAGGAACTGATGGTAAGTCAATCATTGGTTCTAAGTAATTGTTGAGGATAGTCTAAGATGATGAACCTATTACGTGAGAACTTGACATTCGACCAGGCGCAGATCGTTCTGGAATCTACTGAAGACGGCAAAGACCTTCATTTAAAAGGTATTTGCATTCAGGGTGGCGTTCGCAATGCGAACCAGCGTATATACCCCGTAAGTGAAATTAGTAGGGCTGTCAACACTCTTAACGATCAGATTCAAGGAGGATATTCAGTTCTTGGTGAAGTTGATCATCCAGAAGGCCTTAACATTAACCTTGACCGTTGTTCGCACATGATTAAAGAAATGTGGATGGATGGACCAAACGGTCATGGAGAGTTCATAGTATTACGTACGCCGATGAGACAACTAGGTATGACAATGCTGGATAGCGTAGTTAAACTTGGTGTTTCATCGCGTAGTTCAGGTAACGTAAACGAAGATAGTAACGTAAGCGACTTTGAAATTATCACTGTTGATATAGTTGCTCAACCATCTGCTCCAGGCGCATATCCAACGCCAATTTACGAGCATTTGATGAATACCAAAGATGGGTATAAGGCATTTAATATGGCTCGCGAAGTCAAAGGCGACACAAAGGCACAGAAGTATTTGAAAGAATCTTTGGTAAACATTATCCAAGGTTTAAAATAAGGAGAACATGATGTTGGAAGCACTGAAATCACTTTTTGAGAATAACGTAATTTCTGAAGACATCAAAGCATCGATAGAAGAAGCATGGGCGGATAAGATCACTGAAAACCGTCAGGAAGTAACCGCAGAACTTCGCGAAGAATTTGCTCAAAAATATGACCACGATAAGTCAGTAATGGCTGAAGCAGTGGAAAAAATGGTTGAGGATAGACTTGGTGAAGAGATTACGGAATTTGCTGATGACCGCACAAAACTTGCTGAAGCGAGAGCAAAGTATCATGTGGCAATGCGTGAAAACGCAGACCTACTTAAAAACTTTGTTGTTGCACAATTAGGCAAGGAAGTTTCCGAACTACATGAAGACCAAAAAGTAATGTCAACTAAATTTGGCAAACTTGAGGAATTTGTAGTAGAGGCTTTGGCAAAAGAAATTGCTGAATTCCATGAAGATAAGAAAGATCTTGCAGAAACTAAAGTTCGACTAATTAGAGAGGCTAAGAAGCATCTCAACACAGTAAAAGAAAAATTCGTTAAAAATGGAGCGAAGGTTGTTGAAAATACTGTTGCAAAAACTCTTACAAAAGAGATTGGGCAACTTAAAGAAGACATCGACGTTGCACGTAAAAATGATTTTGGTAGAAAACTGTTTGAAACATTCCAAGAAGAGTATACTAACTCTTACTTGAATGAGAAATCAGAAACTGCTAAACTTTTAAAAGTTGTTGAAGTGAAAGACAAGCAATTAGCAGAAGCAAAAGCAACTGTTAAGAAGGCAACTAAATTAGTTGAATCTAAGGATCTTGAGTTTAAAAAAGCACAAGAAACTGCAAAAAGAAAAGATGTAATTTCCGGGTTAACTGCTCCGTTGAGCAATGAACAAAAAGAGATTATGACAGACTTACTGGAGTCTGTACAAACTGCTAATATCCAAAAACAGTTTGACAAGTATTTGCCATCCGTTATAGATGGTAACACTCCGGCAAAGAAGAAGGCGACACTTACCGAGGCAAAAGAAGTAACAGGCAACAAAGAAGAATCTAACGTTAGAAATGGCGCAAGTAATTCTGCAACAGATAATGTCGTAGATATTAGAAGACTTGCAGGATTGAAATAAGGAGAAGAAATGTCAGAACTATTAGAAAGTCGCTGGCAGGATATTAAGACTGCACTTCTTGAAGGCCTAGAAGGCAATAAGAAAGCCGTGATGGGCGTGACTCTGGAAAATACTAAAAGGTATTTGGCAGAATCAGCTACAGCAGGTGCATCTTCAGCAGGTAATGTTGCAACTCTTAACAGAGTTATCCTACCAGTAATCAGACGTGTTATGCCAACTGTTATCGCCAACGAATTAGTCGGTGTACAGCCAATGACAGGTCCAGTGGGTCAAATCCACACATTAAGAGTTAGATACTCAGACACATTAGATGATGTGACTGCAGGCGAAGAAGCTCTATCACCATTTAAGATTGGTGTTGGATATTCAGGTGGAGGTTCAACTGATAAAGCAGATGCAACCGCTACTTTAGAAGGTACAGCAGGCAAGAGATTGTCAATCCAAATCTTAAAGCAGACAGTCGAAGCAAAAACCAGAAAGCTATCAGCTAGATGGACTTTTGAAGCGGCTCAAGACGCTCAAGCACAACAAGGCATCGACATCGAAGCAGAAGTAATGGCGGCATTAGCCCAAGAAATTACTGCTGAGATCGATCAAGAGATCCTTGCATCATTGCGTACATTAGCTGGTACAGCTAGTCAAGCATATGATCAAACAGGCGTTTCAGGAACTGCAACATTCGTAGGCGACGAGCATGCGGCATTAGCTGTTATGATCAACAAAGTTGCTAACGATATCGCGGCAAGAACACGTCGTGGCGCAGGTAACTAGC